AAGAAAGATGCAAAGTTTGAGTATGTTAAGTCCTACATAAATGAAGAAGATGCCTTTGACCTTTATTTTGACTACCCAGCTGCCAAAACAAGTCATTGGTTCAAGAACATGCCTGCCCACACTGGTGTAATAAACGAGGAAGGTTTCAAAGAAAAATCCATGTTTAGGTTTGCCAAATCAGTTATGCAGTCCTTTAAAAATAGTAATGCTAACACATCACAGAATAACTTCTCTGTGTTGAGTGCAAAACGTTGCCCAGCAATCATAAGTTTCTTAAGCCAATGTTTAGTTCTAAAGTCCCCTTGTGATTTATCTATCGAGCTAAAAAAAGAGGGTGTAGAAACCTTTAATATCTATAACAGCAATCCTGCTATTTTTAGTGTGAGTGCCCATCACAGAGAACAATTCTTTAACGAGAAGGCACCCCTCTTTAGGGACTATGTTAACGTAAAGTTTGCCTATCCTTTTGTCTTTAAGACAAACGGGTTGCCATGTATGTTCTTGGCTGCACAATACCACAAAGGTTTTAGACAAAAGTTTGAGGTTCTAAATGCGTCTAATGATGGCACTTACACAAACTCAATAGCTATGAATCTAAACACTTTCGTAAATAAAGACTCACCCCCTCTAGAAATAAAAGCAGGAGATCCCTTGGCTTATCTGGTTCCCTGAAAAGGTCAAGTTTGAATTTACAGACAAAATAATTACTACACCCCTAACTCAACGATTCAGGGCTCCCGGAAATATGGACTGGCTGAAAGGATAATTTATGAATACAGAACTATATCAGAGACTTGCCTTAGAATTTTACAACGATGATCACAGGCATTGTAGTAACTTGGAGTCAGGTCTCTTAGAGGAGACTCATGAGGTTATTGAAGCTATAAAAACAGGTACTCGTCAGGAGTACCTTGATGAACTAGCGGATGTACTGTGGTACATAACTATTATGGCTGACTGTGAAGGAAGCAGTCTAAAAGGTCTCATGGAACGTAACTACGACAAGCTAGAAAAACGTGCTCTAAACGGCAAGTAAGACCTAGTATAATAAGCCTAAAAATTACCTGACGTTAAAGAACAATAAAGGAAAATATATGTTAGCTATTATCGATGGTGACGTTCTCTTATACATGAGTATTTGGAACATGGACACCAAAGAAGAAGCAAGAGAAAGATTCGATGAGATCTTTAATAACACCCTTGAGAATGTTTTTGCTACAGACTACGTTATGGCCTTTGGTGGTCCTGACAACTTTAGAGTTGATTTGTTTCCTGATTATAAGGGTAACAGAACAAAGTCAAAATCAACAAGACCTGACTGGTTCTTTGATTTGAAGTCTGACATAGCTGAACAGTATGAAGGTTGTATTCTAACAGATAACTGTGAAGCAGATGACATGGTTCGTGTCTGGGCTAACGAGTGTACAGCAGCTAAAATAGATAAGGTTATTGTCTCTGTTGACAAAGACCTTGACTGTATTACTGGTATACACTACAACCCACGAAAGAGCATGTTCCATGACATCAGTGAGGAGTATGCAGAGTGGTTCTACTGGAAGCAAATGCTAATGGGAGACCCAACAGATAACATACCGGGACTTCCTAAGATTGGACCTAGGAAGGCAGAGAACATACTAGAGGGCTCTGACGATTATTGTGCTGAGGTTTGTAGGGCTTACCACTTATTCTACAAGGATGAGGGTTATAACTACCTCTTGGCCAACGGTCGTATGATACACATTTGGCGTTGGATTGAAGATCACTTTAAAGTAAAGCGAGAGTTTTATGACAAAGCAATCAGAGCTTGATATGGGGCATTGGGAGTATGGCTCCCAGTGGGATCCTGCAGAATGGTTTGGTTTTGTTTACTGTATTGAGAACTTAACAACCAAGCAGTTCTACATAGGTAAAAAACAGCTGTGGCATGGTGGCAGGAAGAAGTCTAAAATGTACGGCAAACCAATGAGCTGGAGAACCTATGTAGGTTCTTCGGTAACTCTTAAGAAAGACATAACCAAGTACAAAAGGAAAAACTTTAGATTTGAGATTGTTGACCTTTACAAGACCAAAGGGGGTCTATACTATTCTGAGGCCTACTTACAGATGCTATCTGACTGCATGACCGAATACCTAGAGGATGGTAAAACCCCTCGCTTTTATAATCGGCAGATTGCAGCAATTAGGTTTGTTCCTAGTGAAAGTCCAACAAGGAAAACCAAAACTTATATTAATAAGATAAGAAAGAGGTACCAATGAAAGTGCATCCCGCAGCACCTGCTTTGTGGATAGCTGCAGTTCTAACACTTGCAATAACAATAGTAGGTTATACCTTTAACTTTTTAACATTTGACCCTATTATGTCTTTACTATTCTATTTCTTTTTTAATGAGATGAGCAAGTTTATAGCGGAGATTACCCACGATGGGACGGATAACGATTAAGAATCAACCCTGTGATGACTGTGGTGGATCAGATCCTAAACAAATATATGAAGATGGATCTACTTTTTGCTTTAGTTGTAGAAAGAGCCATCCAGCACCCAAGGGGGAAGAGACTATGGAAAATTTTGAACCAGTAACTACAAACGAATCTTGGAGTGATTCTAAACTACACGAGGTCAGAGATGAATATACTATCAGAGGTTTTAAAGAAAGGAATATCTTTAAGCAAGTATCTGAGCATTATGGTGTTAAAGTTTCTTACGATATTGATGGTGACATTGACGCTCATTATTATCCTTACTATAGTAATGACAGCTTGGTCGGATACAAGGTACGAACTCTCCCCAAATTGTTTACAAGTATCGGAACCGTTCGAGGTGGAATGTTTGGACAAACCTTGTACAACGGCGGCAGACGACTAGTAATTACAGAAGGTGAACTTGATGCTATGGCGGTACAATCCGCATGGTATAAAAAGTACAAGACCTTCTACCCTGTTGTCTCCCTTCGTTCTGCCTCTAGTGTCAAAGACTTAATTGATGCAAGAGAGTGGATTAGAAACTTTGATGAAGTAATCCTCTGGCTAGACAACGATGATGCGGGTAAAGAGGCCATGAAAGAGGCTGCTCGTATTATTGGCTATGACAAGATTAAGGTAGCTAAGTCTAGTGAGAAAGATGCTTCAGAGCTTTGGATTAAGAGCCCTGATCAGGTGTTAAAGACAATTTACGATGCAGTAGACTACACCCCTGCAGGTATATTGACTAAACACGAGTTATGGCATCAGCTAGAAAAGTATAATGAGCTTGAGTCAGTACCCTACCCGCCTTTTATGGATGGGTTAAATGATAAACTTAAAGGTATGCGTTTCGGGGAAATAACCTTGTGGACCTCAGGTACTGGTAGTGGTAAATCAACCCTCTTGAGGGAGATCGGTTTCCACTTACTAGAGGCCACGGAGGACAAGATAGGTATTATCTCCCTAGAAGAGTCACCCGCTGAAACTGCCCGTAAAATGGCAGGTATGGCTATTAATAGGAACCCTGCAAAGGAGGAGATATCAATTGAAGATCTTAAAGTTGGTTTTGACACTGTGTTTGGTGATGACCGTGTCATGGTTCTTGACCACCAAGGCAGTATCTCTGATGGCTCCATTATGGACTTTCTTGAGTATATGTGCCTCAGTGGTTGTAAGTATTTATTCGTTGACCACATTACCATACTCGCATCTGAGGGTGCTGAAGGACTTACTGGCAATGAGGCCATAGATAAGATTATGAATGACCTCTTAAGGTTAGTAAAAAAGTATGAAGTATGGATTGGCCTTATTAGCCATTTGAGAAAGACTGATAACAAAGGTAAAAGCTTTGAGGAGGGTAAGCTCCCTTCTATGGATGATATTCGTGGTTCTGGTTCTATTAAACAGATATCGATGGATATTATTGCTTTTGCCAGAAATGCGGGGTCTGCTGTTGAAGACGAGAGAAACACAATCAGGACTAAGGTTCTTAAGTGTCGCTACACGGGTTTAACGGGGCCATCAGGCAATCTGTATTACGACTTTAACACAGGTAGGTTAAGGAAGGGATCAGATGAATTTGAAGAGGAAGGTGGATTCTCAAGGGTATGAGTAAAAAACCAGATGAACAGAGTTTAGTACTAATATCTATTGTTTATCAATTACTAGATAAGGACAACGATATTTCTGAGTTGAACCCTAATGTACAAGACTACATACAGGGTTTAGTTGAGGAGCTAAATGAATGTGAACTCGAAGAACAGGATATGGTATATTTCTATGCCGATACTTTCTTTAACAACTGTGAAAATAATAGAAGGGTACTACACTAATGGAAAAATTAATGAAAGAACTAAAAGAATTTGGCATGTCAGATGAGAAATTTGCAGAATGGTCAGTCTCTGAGAATGTAAAAAAGATTTGGAATGAAAAACAACTTGAAGAACTAAAGGGTCTTTGGAGCGGAACTATCTTTGAGGACATGGCATCTAAAACAGTTGACCAAGCGGAGGTCGTTATTAAAAATCAAATCAGCGCCATAGAGTCTGTAGAAAAGGCTTTTAAAGAGGCAATTAGTCCTGAAGTCAAAAAGAATAACAAAAAGAAATAAGGGAATAATTAAATGAACGCTTACGAATCATTCATCCATCTTTCTCGTTACTCACGTTATCTAGACACTAAAAATCGTCGTGAAACGTGGTCCGAGACTGTAGACCGTCTGATTGGTTTCTGGAAAAACCAAATTAGTGACAATGTACTTACAAAGGACGAGTTCGTTGCTCTCCGTGATGCGGTCTATAATCGAGAAGTAATGCCATCAATGCGAGCTATGTGGAGCGCAGGAGATGCCTTAGCACAGAACCCCTTTCGGGGTTATAACTGTAGCTTTAAACGAGTAAACCACCCACGAGTGTTTGACGAGATTCTCTATATCTTGATGTCAGGCACAGGAGTTGGCTTCTCAGCGGAGCAGTCAGAGGTAAACAAACTACCCATTGTTAACGATCACTTTGCCGAAACAGCACGTACTATCTTTATTGAAGACAGTGCCGAAGGTTGGGCTAAGGGTCTCCGTAAACTAATTGCCGACTTGTATCTTGGTAATGAACATAACTGGGACTACTCACGAGTACGCCCTGAAGGAGCGCGGCTAAAGACTATGGGGGGTCGTGCCTCTGGGCCAGGTCCACTAATGGACTTGTTTGCTTTTGTGACTGCTAAGTTTAAGAAAGCAGGGGGTCGTAAACTACGTCCAATTGAAGTACACGATATTGTCTGTAAGATTGCCGAAGTAGTAGTGGTTGGTGGTGTACGCCGCTCCGCTCTTATCTCAGTGTCAGACCTTGGTGATCCCGAAGTTCGTGACTGTAAGTCAGGTGCTTGGTGGGAGACTAACACACAACGTGCCTTAGCCAACAACTCCGCAGCCTATGATCAGAAGCCCTCCATGACTGTCTTTATGGATGAGTGGATTGCTTTAGTAAAGTCAGGCTCTGGTGAGAGGGGTATTTACTCTCGTTACGGCGCAAGGAACTTAGCACCAGCACGTAGAAATTCAGACTTAATTGTAGGTACAAACCCCTGCGCAGAGATCCAACTTCGTGATGGACAACTGTGTAACCTATCAGAGGTAGTCTGTCGAGAGAATGATACAGAAGCCGACTTGGCTCGTAAGATTAAGTTGGCCACTATTCTTGGTACACTACAGGCCTCTCTTACTGACTTTAAATATGTACGTAAGATCTGGCAAACAAACTGTGAAGAGGAGCGCCTACTGGGTGTGTCTTTAACAGGTATACAGGACTGTAAGATTCTAAGAAAACCTAACCCTAAAATGCTAGAAAGACTACGTGATGAAGCCGTTAAAATTAACATTGAATACTCCAAGAAGCTCAACATCAACCCAGCCACGGCTATCACGACGATTAAGCCATCTGGTACTGTCAGTCAGCTTGTGGACAGCAGCAGCGGCATTCATGGTCGCTTTAGCCCATATTACATAAGAACTGTACGTCAGGCCAACAATGACCCACTAACAGACTTGCTCAAGTCTCAGGGTGTACCTAATGAACCTGACGCTATGAACCCTACTAAAACAACTATCTTTTCTTTCCCTATCCAGTCACCAGAGGGTGCTACTTTAGCTAACGAACAGTCAGCTATCGAGCAACTTGAGAACTGGAAGGTCTTCCAAGAACACTGGTCAGAACACTCTGTTAGTGTAACTGTTTATGTTAAGGAAGATGAGTGGATGGATGTCGGTGCTTGGGTCTATAATAACTTTGATTATATCACTGGGGTAAGCTTCTTGCCTTACTCTGAACACACTTACGCTCAGGCCCCTTACCAACCCTGTACTAAGATAGAGTACTTTGCTGCTGTGGCGGCTATGCCTAAGGTGGACTTTAGCAAACTACCGGAGTATGAATTCGATGACAATACTGAGGGTGCACAAACCTTGGCCTGTTCGGCAGGTGGGTGTGAAATTTAAATTACCTGACGTTAAAGAACAAATGACTTCCCCTTGTAAGAGGGAATGTAAACTTGAGGGGGTCTGCTGCACAGGTTGTGGCAGACACCAAGATGATATCAGGATGTGGTCGACCTATTCTGAAAAGAAACGTAAAAGTATTATGAAAAATTTAGGAGAAAAATAGTGTATGTTATTATAGGTACAAGCGATTGCCCTGCTTGTGTACAGGCGGAGGAAGCACTTCTTAAATACAACAAAAACTATATTAAAGAGAATATAGATGAGTTAGAGCCTATGCGGAAGTTGAGTTGGATTAAATTCTTGAATGAAAACTTAGATACTAGCAGAGTACCACAAGTATTCTATCATGTAGGTGGTTTAGAAGCTCTACGAGAAAAGCTTTTAGTCGAAGAGTATAAATAATAAAAACGTAAAAGTATTATGAAGGATATAGAACAGAATGTCAAAAGATAAAGCACCTACTGCCACACTCATTGGTAAGCTAGTAGGGACCGCTGTAAGTATTGCCATAGCCTCAATTATAAACACCTGGATTGGTCTTTACTTACTCAACTACCTTAACTGGATGCCCTTCTAATGGCAGAAATAATTGATATAGCATCAAGGTTTTCTAAAGAAAAGGACAAAGAGTATGACTACTCCCAGAGCAATCACAACTACGTACTAGATGCCTGTGAAGATGTCTTTGACTATGGTGCTGTTGTTCTTGCTCTTTCACAAGAAGGTATTGTAGAGGTGTCTTCTACTGTTGAAGACGAGGAGGAAGTGGTTGATATGTTAGTGTCAGCTGCCTTAAGTATACAAAGTAGGTTAGATAATAATGATAAAATGGATTAAACAGAGCTGGGTCATGAGGTACTTTAACTTCCTAAAAACCTGGCGAAAACATCGTGACGCGATCAAGCAGTTAAATCAACTCAGTGACAAAGAACTTAGAGACATTGGTATTACTCGTGTTGATATTGACAGACTAATTTGGCTAGAAGAAGATAAAACTTTAAGAGGACGTGGATAATGAGTGACGAAAAACAGTTAGAAGAAATGATCGAAGAAATGTTTGACGAGTATTTAGATGGGGGTTTCGACTTTGACACTAGTCAGAGCCTAGAGGATATCTTCAAGAATATTTTCACAGATGCAGTTAACATGACTATTGCTGTGTTAGAGTCTTCAGAAGAAGAAGAAGAAAAGGAAGAGTAATGTACTTTGTAGTTGGTAAGGATAACTGTATCTACTGTGATAAGGTTAAGAGTTTACTAGATAAAGACAACACCGCCTATGTTTATAAGAACCTCTCTATGCTTACTGTTGCTAAACGTAAGCTCTGGGAAGAGGTTGTTAAGAACGAATTCAACATGAAAACAGTACCAGCAGTTATAAAGCTCGTTGGTGGATATAAAGACTTAGAGGAACTATTAAATGACTGAGACTAAAGAGCTAGGCTCCCATAACACCTTCACTATTGATGAGAAGGAATACTCAATTGACGCTCTTAGTGATGAAGATAAGGTTAGGTTGAATCTTATTAGCTTTGCTTCCGGAGAGTTAAACCGATCAGAAGCTTTGGCTAACTTAATAATGATTGCTAAGGACAAACTTGTTGGGGAACTTAAGGTAAGTCTAGAACATGACGAAACCTAGGAAACCTATAGTTGATGAGAAGGATGCCCCCAAGAAGGCGGGGCGTCCCCCGAAGATTAGAATCAGGGCTGACCCTAAGGCCTCCAAAGAGAGGTACTACAAGCTCTATGGTGAGTTAGGTGTTTGTTGTGTCTATGGCATTGATACTTTCACTGATGAGCTTATTGACTACCTTTGGAACAAACCTGACATGAGCTTTATTGTTACTGACCCTGTCGAAACAATCATTGCTAATGCTAACCGGAAGTATGGTGCCAGGTCTTTCTCCATGTATCGTTGGGACATGGTACACCACCAAGGCTTTATCGAGGAAGCCCAGGGTCTTGTTGTTGTAGTTGCTAGTAAGTACTATGATAGTGTTAAGAAACTACCTAGGGCTGATAACGTTAAGCTTGTTGTTTTGGAAGACTTATCATGATCTCTACTATTAGTACCACAGAAACCTTTATACCTTATAACCAGAACAAGGAGTATATTCTTGTTGACTTCTTAGAGATGAGAAAGAAACCTGATGGAGCCTTCCATGACATTATGGTTGTGGAATACCTCGATGAGGAATGGGAACTAACTTGGGATGAACACTACTCTTACTACACAGGTAAACTAGGAAACATAAAAGGATTTATACCATGATTAAAACTAATCTTAAAAAACTACTCTCACTGCTTAATGACATTAAGTGGCCACTAATAGCTGGACTAGTCTTCGGCTTCTCCTTAGCAGCCTTAGTAAGCTAACCCTTATAACCCCTCTCTGGTATCTTCTTGGCTTCGGCTGAGGGGGTATCAGGGAGGGGTTTATTTTTTTTTTTCTTAAAGGAGACTTAATGTTTACTGTACTAATTTTAGCTTGCAGTATAGACTTTAAAGACTGTAAGGCTTTCACCTCTAGAAAGGTATTCCTAGAGAAGTCTGCTTGTCTAGACGATGTGGCCCTCGGTATCTCCTCTATAGAGAGAGAAGGGTGGGTCGTTATGGACTGGGTGTGTTATCCTTGGGAGCTTCCTACATAAATACTTCAACAATTTCCCCTGAAATAGATACCTGACGTTTAAGAATAAGATTTAGAATCTTTGAATAACTTTGCTAAGGCTCTGCCAAAGTGATACCTTGGGACTCTCTACTGACATCTGAAAGAGAACTCCCTAATGCCCCCCGAAGATGTCCTCTCTACACCCCTCTGTGTATACAACGCGGGGGGTTATCTAGGTATCACTTTGGTATCCTTAGTGTAAGTATTTATAGGGTAATTCTATGAATGTTTTCTAATGATTTCAAAAGGATATTTTAAGGGTTTATTATTTTGTTGATAGCAATCTAAAAATTTTAAAAACAAAAAATATCTCGATCACACCACCCAATGAAAAGCCTGAAAGGAGGTTTATATGCCAATAGACAATCGCAAAGATAAGACTGGCGGTCGTAAGCCCGGAGCAGGACGTCCCAAGGGCTCTAGGAACATTAACTCTATGGCTTCTGTAAGGAAGTTAGAAGAGCTCAACTTTGACCCTATAGAGATGATGGTAATTAAATACAAGGACATACAAAGCAAGTTGGAGAGTGGTAGTATCAGAGAAGGTTCTGGTGCTTATGCTCAACTAATTGCTACACAAGGAACCCTGATTAATAATCTAATGCAGTACGGTTATAAGAAAATCCCTGATAAGGTCGAGCAAGAAATTACAGAGAAGCGGCCTATCTCTATCTTACTAACTGACTCAAAAGATAATAAGGAAAATTAACCATGGGTAAAGAGAACGAATGGCATCTATCTAAAAGCGTACCAATGACACTAGTTATGGCTGTAGTTATACAGACCTTTGGTGTTGTATGGTTCGTATCAAACCTAGAATCAAACGTTAACGTCAATGTGCGTGATATTGCTCGTCATGAGATTCGTATTGCTAAACTCGAGGAAACACAACAACAGATGGCTATCCTTAATGCTCGTATAGATGAGAATATTAAGGCTATAAGAATAATGATGGAAAAGATGGAAATCGATCGAACTACACCTGACCCTAGAGGCAGGTAGCTACAATGATTGATCCTCTAACCGCTCTTAGTATTGCCTCTACAGCAGTTGGACAAATAAAACAACTAATGTCCGCTGGTAGAGATGCCTCTCAAGCCATGTCAAAGTTCGCTGGAGCTTGGAGTGATATAAGCTATGCAGAAAGCAAGGCTAAAAATCCTCCTTGGTATAAATCATTTTCAAGTAGTGCAGAGAAAGAAGCTTTAGATATCTTCACTGCTAAAAAGAAAATGTTTGAGATGAAAAAGGAAGTTGAGACCATGATCGCTTTTATTCATGGCCCTGCTGGTTTAGAAGAGTATAAAGAGACTATTAGAAGAGTTAGAGATCAGAGAAGAAAACACGAGTATAAAAAGGCAGAGATTAAACAAAATATAGTTAATTTTATTATTGGTAGCGTGGCAATACTAGGAATAGTTTCTATGTTTGGAGGGGGCGTCTATTTGTTCGGTGTTCACCAAGGGACATGGTAGTCTGTTTACTCGTATTTATGAACTTTAATCATGCGTGGATAAATGGTAGAGGTAACCAGTTATTTAAGTACTGCTACTATGACTGCGGAGGGCCAAAGAATGGTGGTTCATATGACAAGGTGTATAGGCTTGGGTATAACACTCACTGTTATCAGGAGATAACCTTTGCAGATAATAAAGAGAAAAGATAAGTATGTCATTTATGATGACAATAATAAAATAGTTATCATTACAAGCAACAAGAACTTAGGAAAAGCTTATGTACAAAACAGGACCATCAAAAAGTAAAAGTAAATCCAAGGCAACACCTAAGGGCTACCACAAGATGCCCAATGGTAAGATTATGAAGGGTGCAACCCATAAAAAGAGTAAGAAGAAGTAATGACAAATATTAGTTTACATGAGAAACAGTCAGAAGTTATTAGAGATTTATTTGTAGATCATAAGTGCAGGTACTCTGTAGTGAATGCTAGCCGGGGCTTTGGTAAGTCCTACTTAGCAGCTACAGCAGCTATCCTAGCAGTACAAGAACTTATGCAGTTAGATGACAACATACCAAACAAGAACGTTGCCCTAATCGCCCCTACCTACTCACAGGCAGTAGATATCTATTATCCCTTGATTGCATGGCAACTAGGTATGGAAGACTATGCCGACAAGTCCTCTAAGGCTGCTGGTACGTTCTGGTTTCCAGGTAATGTACAGCTTAAGCTATGGTCTTATGAGGCCTCCCAACGTATGCGTGGTACTGGACAGTACTTCGTGGTAGCCGATGAGGTTACTTCTTGGAAGGGCGCTGGTATGAACCTCAAGGAATCTTGGGAGTCTATCATCCAGCCCTGTGTAAGTACACGCTGGTCCCCTAAGAGGGCAAAAGAACTAGGCTCCCTAGCAGGTCGAGCCCTTATTATAAGTACCCCTAGAGGGTATGACTACTTCTATGAGATGTATAACAGACAAGATTCTGACGATAGCTGGAAAAGCTATACCTACACTTATCACGACTCTCCCTTCCTCGATGAAGAAGAAATCAGTAGAGTTAAACTGACCCTAGACCCTCTTAAGTTCGCCAGAGAGTATACTGCAAGCTTCGAAGACTCTGGTAACAATGTATTCTATACATTTGATCGAAAAGAACATATTAACAAAGACCTACCCTACTTTGATGACGGTGAAGACGTCCATGTGGCTATCGACTTTAACGTTGGTATTATGGCCTCAGTAATCTTCGCTATCAGAGGTGGACAGATACACATCTTAGATGAGATGCAAGGACACCCTGATACAGAGACCTTGGCTAATGCTCTTAAGGAGCGTTTTAGAGGACATAACATTATCTCCTACCCTGACCCTAGTGGTCGTGCTAGGAAGTCCTCTGCTGCAGTAGGTACTACAGACTTTAGCCTACTACAAGGTGCGGGTATAGCTACACGAGCACATAACAAGGCACCGCCTATTATTGACTCTGTTGCTGCTGTTAATAAGAAGTTCAAGAATGCTGCTGGTGATGTAGACATGTACATTCATCCCAAGTGTTCTAACACGATTAGATCCTTAGAGCGTACTCAGTGGATTGAGAGCAATCCTGATACGGCTACAATTGATAAAAGAGAGGGCGTAGAGCACTGGACAGATGGACTCCGTTATGCAGTGGAGTACCTGTATCCTATTCGCTCAGGTTCAAAAGTAACAACAAGAGGCTTTGGCTTCTAAAAAGAAGATTAAAAGGAATACTACAATGGCACAAATCGATAAATTCACCGCCTTCCTAAAACCCGGAAACTCATGGGTCATGGAGGGTAATAAAAAAGTAGGACAAAAGAAAAAGGGCTCTACTGTTACTAACACATCTATTTCGGGTCGTGCATCAACTTCTCGTTCAGGCCGCAAGATCGCTAGTAACTCTGGCAAAGGTGGAGGCGGTAGCGCGTCTAAGGCACCTACCGTAAAGAGTTCAGCTAAGAACGTAGTAAGCCGCTTAAAGTCAGGCAACGTTACAGGCGCTGTGATTTCTGCTAAGAACCTCGGTAGAACTACAAAAAAAGCTGTAACAGGTGCAGCTAAGAGTGCTGCAAAGACAGCAAGCTCTAAGGTTAGCCTAGCTAAAATCAAGTACAAGCCTAAGTTGCGTGATGCAAAAGAGTCAGCCTCAAGCACCGCAAAGTCGTGGGGTTCCGCTGCGCAGAAAGCCGCTATCAAGAAGCTTGCGGACTTTAACCGTGGCAAGAAACGAATGGGGTCAGCTGCAAAGAAAACTATAACACGTAAGGCGGTTAAGTACGGTCTTCGTAGTGGTTCTCGCTACGGCGGGAATAGTGGTAAGTAATAATAAATAAATAACAGTAACAGACAAGTATTATTCTAGTATTAAATAACACTAACTTTTATTTACCCATCTGAGGATCGGTAGAGAGGAAACAAAATGGCACGTTCTAGAATTAATTCTGCCTCTAAAGATCTTATTGATGATAATGGCGCTGTCCTTATCTCGGTGGTTGAAGGCGAGCAAATACAGATGGACATGACCCTGAACTGGCTCACTAGCCTCCAAAACTATACTGTAACGGTAAAAGTTGTAGAGGCAGACATGGCGGGTGTAACAGCGGGGACATACCCTACAGTAAAGAAGTCAGGTGGTCAGGTAACAACCTTGACTACTATTGACGCTACTGTTACTGATAATACTTTTAAAATCGTAATTCCAGAGAATCTTATTGACAGCTGGACTACACAACCAACTCCACAATCCCCCACTTATGGCTGGATTGGTGTAGAAGTTAGAGACCCCGGTGTAGGCTCGGCTCAACAGATTTGGAAACCCTTTCGTGGACTAGTTGAAGTCCTTTATAGTCCTTCTGAGGAGGTGTAACGATGCCCTCTTATAAGGTAAATGTATCCAACAATAATATCACAGTAGACACAAGCCCCATTAAACACGAGACTAAAGTTACTACTACAGAATACGCTACTTCCTTATCTAGGGTTGGAGGCCAAGGTTCCAAGGGTGACTCCATTAGCAACGTTACGCTCAATGCAAACAGTGAGATTGTAGTTACAGTAAGTACCTCCGCAGGATTAGTTTTAAACACATACAACCTCGGAACCCTAGCAGGAACTATTAATCTTGATGAGCTAGAGGATGTTAGCCTTGCAGGTATTATTGACGGTCAAGTAATACAGTATGATTCAGAAACCAGCACCTACGTGCCACACACCCTGACCACTACTAGTATGACTGACATTGATAACACCAACAAGACAGATGGGGCTGTTCTTCTCTATGATGGAGTGAGCAGTAAATATAAAGCAACAACACAACTAAACAACGCAAACACTTATATGATTGGAGGGTCGTTCTAATGGCTACTAAAATTCTTCTTAAAAAGTCCGTAACAGGCGGAGCTGCCCCACTTTCTGGTGACATTGATGCGGCGGAAATCGCAATCAACCTAGTTGACCGTAAAATTTATACTAAAGACAATAGCGGTGCTATTATCACACTAGACGGTGCTTATGTAGACTCCACTGCCCCCGGCAATCCGGCTGAAGGTGACCTGTGGTATGACACAACAAATAACCTGCTTAAGGCTCACAATGGCTCTGCCTTTGTCTCTGCTGGTTATGCTAACCTTTCTGAATTAGATGATGTTACTATCACCGCTATCGCTGATGGTGAACTTCTTCGTTGGGATGGTGCTTCGTTTATCAACAACACTCTGGCTGAAGCTGACATCCAACCAGCGTCTACAACTGTAGCAACAGTTCAGGCTCAAGACCTAGACATGGGAACTAATAAAGTTCTCTTTTCTAACATGTATGCTGACGCTGCTGCACTACCAAGTGCTTCTAGCTACCACGGTATGTTTGCCCACACCCACAATGTAGGTAAAGCCGTATTCGCTCATGGCGGCGCATGGCACACACTATTGGACGAAACTTCTTCAGATACAGATGATTTGTCTGAAGGTGCAACCAACCTGTACTACACAGATACTCGCGCACAAGCGGCCATTACTGGTGGCACAGGCGTAGATGTAACCGCTGGTGCAGTCTCTATCGGACAAGCCGTAGGTACAACTGATAACGTAACATTCGGACAAGTAACTACTAGTCTTATCGAGGGTGGTTCTACAATCACTATCGATCCAGCTGGCCTTGGTGACAATACAGGTACAGTAGTTATTGCTGGTAACTTGACTGTTAACGGTACAACTACTTCTGTAAACTCTAATGAAGTTAACATTGGTGATTCTATCATCTTGCTTAACTCTGATGAGGCAGGAACACCATCACAGAACGGTGGTATTGAGATTGAACGTGGTACTTCTGCAAACAAGTCCTTTGTTTGGAATGAGGCAGATGATGCGTGGGATCTTGCCAACGAGACTCTACAAAACGTAACACTCGATGGCGGAACCTACTAAGCCCGTACAATCACTCAAGGCGCTCCTCTATAGGAATGTCCTCCTCACACATAGGAAATCAGCCCAATGGCAACTAAGATTATTCACAAAAAATCTTCGGTAGCAGGTAGTGCTCCCTCGTCAAGCGACATAGCTCCCGGCGAATTGGCACTTAATCTAGCCGACAAAAAAATTTATTCAAAACAAACAGACGGTACTATCATTGAAATAGCTAGCTACTCCGATGCTAATGTAAACACCCACCTCAACACAGGCACAGCCAACACTGGGGAGGTCTTATCATGGACTGGCACGGACTACGATTGGGTTGCTTCGAGTGGTGCCGGGGGTTCAACGAAAGAATACTTCGAATCTATCATAGATGGAGGAGCGTCCGCCACAGCATATGATTTATTTTCTCATGTACTAGAAGGTGGTTACTCAGCTTCAGTTTATGACGCAAGTACAGGAACCGCAAGTGGTGGGAACGCTACCTCAACTTATGGTAGTGCAAATTTTATTGATGGAGGTTTAGCATAATGTCAAATAAAATACAATTTCGCAGAGACACCTCTGCCAACTGGACAAGTACCGACCCCACCCTTTCACAGGGTGAACTTGGATATGAGACAAATACTACTAAATATAAGATTGGCGATGGAACTACCGCCTGGACTAGCTTGGCATATAATAGTACTAGCTACTCTGATGCTGATGTAGACACCCACCTTAACACAAGCACAGCCACAACTGGCGAGGTCTTATCATGGTCTGGCACGGACTACGACTGGATTGCTGCGGGTGGTGGTTCTCCT